TCATTTGATGGTCTAGTTGAAGCTAGTGTTTCAGTTCAAGGAACTGGTGCATTAACACAAACTGAAGTATAAGAAAATGTCAGTTATAGATAACGCAAAGAAGCATTTTGATAGCCTAGAAACTAGAATTATAGAAGTCCCTGAATGGGGTGAGGATGAAGATAGTCCTTTAAAGATTTATTGCAAACCAATAACTCTTTCAGAGACTTCTAAATTTATGAAACTAGCTCAAGATGATGACGTACAGCTTTTAGCTTATGTTTTAATTTATAAAGCATTAGATGAAGCTGGAGAAAAGTTATTTACTATCGCTGATAAGAAAACCTTATTGGAGAGGGTTGATAGAGATGTATTAATAAGAGTTTCTAGCGAAATGATGAACAATGTTTCGCAGGAAGAAGTTAAAAAAAAGTAATAGAAGATGAGCAGCTATACATAAGATATGCATTAGCTGAAAAACTAAATAAAACCTTAGCTGAGATTGATGAAATGACAGTTGAGGAGTTTCAAGGATGGTTGGCTTATCTTCAAATAAAGGAAGAAAGGAATGGCACTACCAAAAGCATTTAAGTACCAGATAGATTTATTAGCTAATAATAAATCTGCTGCTGCTTTAAATAAGTTTAAAAGAGATATTGGTGGTGTTAATAGCGTTGTTAGTCAATTAGGACAAACTTTAGCTGCTGCTTTTTCTGTAAGAGAATTAGTTGAAGCCGCTAACGTAATGATTGGCGTAAAAAACAGAATGGATGCATTTACTGGTAGTGCAGAAGAAACTGCTATGGCAATGGATCACATGAGAAGAATAGCCCTTGAATCAAGGTCTGATTTTGATGCTGTTGCTATGCTTTTTACAAGGCTTTCTTTAGCTACTGAGCATTTAGGAGCAACTCAACAAGACGTTGCTAATGCTACACAAATGGTAGCAAATACTTTTATTATTGCTGGTTCTCATGCTCAAGAAGCAAATAACTCTGCTAGACAGTTGGCACAGGGTTTAGCTTCAGGTGCTTTAAGAGGTGACGAGCTTAGATCAGTAATGGAAAACAATACGATTCTAACTAAGATGTTAGCCGATGGTTTAGATATGACTGTTGGTGAACTTAGAGAATTTGGTCATGCTGGTAAATTAACAGCAGAAACTGTAATGCCTATTCTTATCGCAGGTATTGAAGAAACTAATGAGCTAATTAAAGATATGCCTATGACTCTAGGACAAGCTGGAGTTGCATTAAGAAATAATTTCCAATTTATGATTGGAGATATACAAGAATCTACTCAAGGCTTTTCAAAACTAGCTAGCGGAATTAATTTTGTTGCACAAAACTTAGATGCTTTATTAATACCAGCAATAGCTGGAGTTACTTTAGCTATAAAAGCTATGAGTAAAGCAATATTAGCAAATCCACTTGGTTTATTATTAACAGCATTTACTACGTTAATAATGGCAGCTTATGTATTTAGACAAGAAATATATAATGACTTCAGAGAAGTATTTGATGTAACAATTCCTAATTTTATTGATAAAGGATTAATTGCTTTTGAAACATTTAAACAAGGTATAAAAGAATTAACTGGTTTTGCTGTAATCAAATCTATAGCAAGTGGTCTTAATTTGATATTAGGCTTGTTTAATAAAGCAATAGATAAAATGCCAAATGTAGCTGAAAGGCTTGGTATTGGTAAAATTAAACTTATAGATGTTGATTCTATAGGTGGGGATATTGATGAATCTGTAGAAAAAATTGCAGAAGCTAGAAAAAGAATTAGAGATAGAGTTGTGGGAGATACAGATTATGAAGTTCCTAGTATTATGGAGCTTATATTTGGAAAGCCTGAAGAACAAAAAGGAGATAATAAAACTGGTTTCATGCCATTAACTGCATTAGAACAATTCTTAATGGATGCTGAAAAAGGTTATAAGGATTTCTTTACTAATATCAAAACCATGCAAGAAGAAATGCAGGGTGTCTTTAAAAAGTCATACGATGGTTTGACTCAATTAACTATGGATTTCTTAGAAAAGGGTAAGGCTTCATTCAAAGATTATGCAACTTCTGTAGTAAGAGAGTTAATGAGAATAGCTGTACAAAAATTAATCATAGACAGAATGTTTGGTTCTATAGGTAAAACTTTTAAAGATATAAAAGGTAATATGGAATACAACAAATTAACAGACGGAGATACATTGTTTGATAATGTCTTTGAGGGTGGTGGTTATACAGGATCTGGTTCAAGAGCTGGAGGTTTAGATGGTAAGGGTGGATTCCCTGCTATATTACATCCTAATGAAACTGTTATTGACCACACAAAAGGACAAGGTATGGGAGCTACAGTCAACTTTAATATATCAACAGTAGATGCTGCTGGATTTGACCAGTTATTAGCATCAAGAAAAGGATTGATAACATCAATCATAAACAATGCCATGAACAATCAAGGCAAAATGGGAATAGTGTAATGGCTGATATACCTGAATTTACAACTAACCCAAATTTTAGAAGTTTAAATTTTAAAAATAATAGACCTACTTTATTGAATCAGACTTTATCAGGTAGAAGACAAGTCAGACAAATAGGTAGTCAATATTTTTCTTTTACAGTACAAATGCCACCTCTACAGCAAGATAAGGCTCAAGAGGTATTTGCATTTTTACAAAAACAAAAAGGTTCTTTTGGAGATTTTACTATAGGCGCACCATTAGATAATTTAGGTGCTGCTAAAGCAGAAACAGATATACAGGTAGTAGGATCACATATTGCAGGTGATGCAAGTATTAATTTAGATGGTTTTACAGCAAGTCAACAAAACGCTTTAAAAGCTGGAGATTTAGTTAGATTTGATAATCATAGTAAAGTCTATATGGTAACAGATAATATAGATGCAGAAGCAGATGGAACATTAACTCTTACAATAGAACCAAATTTAGTAGCATCTCTAGCAGATAATGAAGAAGTAATTGTAAATAAACCCAATTTTAAAGTATATTTAGAAAGTAACGAAATAATGTATTCAACAAATGCAAGTGGGCTTTATAATATTTCATTTGATGTTAGAGAGGTTATAACCTAATGCCTAGAAGTTTATCGTCTGCTTTACAAACACAAGTATCTTCAGAAGCAACCAAAACAGCTTTCTTGGTTGAGCTTAATTTATCATCTACTATCAGATTAACTGATTGGTATTCTAATGTAACTTATGATTCTAATACTTATGAAGCTGGTGGTTCTTTTTTATCAGTTAATACAACAACTGAAACAGGTCAATTACAAGTAAATGAAATTAATTTAGGTTTTTCAAATATAACAGATCAAGTCAGGTCTTTAGTTCAAGATGGTTCTTTTACAAATAAAACAGTAGATATTTATATTGCTTATTTTGATTCTAATGAAACGATTGTAGGTGCAATAAATTATTTTACAGGGCAAATTAGAAATGTTGCTATTGCAGAAAGCATTGATAATTCTACACTTAATATGACAGTTGCATCGCATTGGGCAAATTGGAATTTAACTAAAGGAAGACATTTTTCTGATGAATCGCAACAATCATTTAGTACAGGTGACAAAGGTATGGAATTTGCTACTCAGGTTAAAGAAGATGTAAGGTGGGGTAGATAATGTTAGATAAGGTTGTTCAGTTTTTTAAATGGGCTAAAGGTGTTTACGAAGGAAGCAAGGTATTACAAGCAATAACTACTATTGTAAATGTAGCAACCCTTGTAGTTGGAGTTAAAGGATTCTTACAAGCAAGACAAATGCTTGCCAAAGGCCAAGACATACTAGCTAATAAAACTTCTGCTGGTGGAAAAATTCCTGTTATATATGGTACTAGAAGAGTAGGCGCACAAGTTGTCTACATGGATGTATCTAACAATGATTCAAGACATCTATTCGTAGTCTATGCTTTATCAGTTGGTGAAGTAGATGAAATACTTGGCAAAACAATTCAATTAGACGGCAATCCTTTAACTGATTCTGCAAGATTTAGATATGGATGTTATGTTGGTTCAGATAATGACAGCTCATTAAATACAGTTTCTCAAATTGGTTCTACTATAAGTGCAGGTGCGGGTGGATTTGGTACTAGCTCAACATCAAGATATAGAATCACATTTAACTTACATCACGGAGCTGCAACTCAAACAGCCGATCCAATGCTTGTTGCTTCTATGCCTAATTGGACTTCAGCACATAAATTAAATGGTATTGCTTACATAGCAGCTCATTATAAATATGATAAAGAAGGAATGTTTGCTGGTGTTCCTCAATTAACAGTACAAGTCAGAGGTAAAAAAGTTTACGACCCTAGAGATTCAGGTCAAACATTTGGAAGTGTATCTACTTATGAATATTCAAGCAATCCTGCTTTATGTTTCTTGGACTTCATTACAAATAATGAGTACGGAAAAGGTTTAACTCAATCACAAATCAATATGTCAACCTTTAGCTCTGCTGCTAATGTTTGTGATACAGAGGTTGATAACCCATTTTTTGGTGGTGTATCTAAATCATTAACATGGAGTGGTAATAGTGGTGATGGCTTTATTACTATTGGCGGTTCAGATCCTAATAATGATTGGTGGCAAAATAAAATTGGTGAATTAATAGATATTTATGATAACAATGGTGATGATGTTATTACAGGTAAAGAAATTACTGATATTCAAAGAGATGAATTTTTTGACCAAAATCCACTATAC